GCCGGCGCTGGAGCTGCTCCAGGCTGGGGGGCTGTCTGGCCGGGAAAGGAGTGCTGCCCGATGGCCTCCCACTTCTTGATGACATTGGACGGCTCCCGCCCTGCTTCCTGACGAATGGTGACAGTAATCTTGCAGGGCACATTCACCAGCTCCTCGGTGGTGCTGGCCCGTGGTCGTCCAATGGCGTGGGCAATGGCGCTGATTTCCTGACGGGCGATCTGCTGGGCAGTTTCGTTGGGGTTGATGATGTTGTGATTGCTCCACAGCTTGCGGCCGGTGTACTGACCATCGAGCACCGTCCAGGTGAGTTTCAGGTACTGGCCGGTAGCTGCTTTGGTGCTTTTGATTTCCTCCTCAGTGATCATGGCCACATAATCGCCATTGGGCAGCGGTTCAAACCCTTCGTGGGGGTTGTAGTCGTTGGCACTGAATCCGAGTCCTGCCATGGTTATGCTCCTTGCGGGTTATTATTACAGCTGTGGTTAAGTGCCTGGCTGAACGCTTCCCAGCTCATGGGCAGTTCAGCCGGCAGTGAGTAACGGTTCTTGGCCACAAAGGCCGGGCGGGCCTCGGTGTACAACACCCGTTGCCCGGTGGCAACGCCCCTGGCTTTTTTCTTGCCAAAACCGGCATCTTCCTTGTTGATCACGGTCTTGTAGTTGGCGAACAGCACACAATCCATGCTTTCCTGCACCAGTTCCGAGGCCCGCTTGTGCAACTTGATCTGGTAGCGGTCGTAACTGTCCACCTCCGGGGATTCAAACCGCTTGATCTCGGCATGGGCGATCAGGATGATGGCCATCCCCTTCTTGCTGCGCAGGGCGTTGAGCCACTGCAGCAGGTTGCGCCAGTGGTTCAGGGCTTCCACATAGCCCTTGCCATAGCCGAACTCCTCGATACAGCCCTTGTCATGCTCGCTGCACACCTGCTCCCAGATCAGCGGCTCCAGATGGTCCAGACTGTCGATCACCACGGTCTTGAACAAATGCTCCTCGTGATAGAGGGCGGTCAGGGCGTCGATAACCTGCGGATAACTGGTCAGCAGCGGGAAGGCATCTACCTCCAGTTTGCCCAGGCCGTCCTCGGTGCTCAGGAACACCGGGGCCGGGGCACCTGCAGCCAGCGTCGTCTTGCCCACACCGGCATCGCTGTAGAGCAGGATGCGCGGGGCGCTGATGCCGGCCGAGCGGCTGACAGCACTCAATGAGATCGCCATCAGTCACTCTCCCCCAGGCGCTCAATCCTGACCGATGCCTTGCGCGGCTTGCTGGTCACTGCCTGGGCGACAATGGCGTACTGTTCAGGACTGAGGTCTTTCAGGGCTTTGAACTGGCGGATATCCAGCTCAGGCTTCTGGCGTACCACCTGGTTGGCAATGGCCGCTGGTAGCAGGGGGTGAATCTCGGCCCACTTCCGGCTGTCCAGGGTACGGGTGATGCCGCCGGTAGTGGTGATTTTGTAGAAGTCACTTTTCATGGTGGCGCTGCCTTCTTCCTTAACGCCGACCATCTGGATGATCTCGTCCTCAACCGCGATGCGATACGCCCGTGCCTTGGCTTCTTCTGCCTTGGCGGTCTCCAGCTTGAAGGCCAACTCGTCGAGCTGGTTGGGGGTTGCCGTCTTTTCCATGGTGTACGCTCCTGCGCGAGTTATTGTTTTTATGTCACAGCTGAACGGTTTTACGGGTGGGTCTTTTTGCCGGCCGAGCGAATCCGTCAGACAGTTGTTGTCTGTTTTTTCATGGTGTGTCGTTGTCAGTGCTTGTGGCTGGTGTGGTTGCTTGCAGACCGGGCTGAACGCCTGTTCCCGGCGAACGACCCTGATGTCAGTTAATTGTACCTGCGAATCAATTAACCATAAGTTAAACACGATTGCAACAACCGGTTTAACTCACAGTTAATGGGCTTAATGGGCATTGAAAGGAAGGAAGCCCCGGCAGCTACGCCCGGAGGAGCACGACATTCATTCCGGTGTCATCTTGCAGACCACGACACCGCAAATCCTCGTCTCTTTTGTGATGCTGATATTCCGGTACTGCGGGTTGATGGGCTTCAGAAACGCCTCCCCGGCATCTTCCACATACACCTTGAACGTCATCTCATCGGTACCGTCAAGGTGCGCGACAACCCGGGCGCCATTGGTGACCGGCTTGTCCGGGTCAACGTAGATAATACAACCGGCCGGGTAACTTCTCCCGCCCGGGTAGATGCTGGTCATCGAGTCCCCCTGCACCCGCAGCGCATAACCTCTCGGTCCGATGGGAACCGGGCAAGGCAGCATCTCCTCACACGCCTCCGGAAGCAAAACCTCCGGATTTTCGCAAAAATCACCGGCCTGCACCCAGCTGAGCAGGGGAACCAGGACGACTTTGTGTTTAACGGGCAAATAACTCACATTACCAATGGCCATATCGTCTCCTGTCGCCAGCCACTGGAAGCTGCAACCGGTAACTTGCGCCAGTTTTATCAGGGTCTCGATGGCAATTGAGCCGGATTTCAGCCACTTGGTCACAGCCGGGTTGGAGACACCAACCGCTTCTGCTATTTCGGCCTGTGATTTTCCGGTCTGCCTGATGGCCTGGCGTATACGCTCGGAAATATTGCTTTTAACCATAGATTAAAATTGTGCGGTATTGCGCATTGCAATACAGCATACCGGTGGTTTACGATGCCATTAACCGGCAGTTAAAGGGTTCGCAACGATGAGCATCAAAAGAGCGTGTGAAATAGTAGGAGGGCAAAGCAAGCTTGCCAGCAAATTGGGTATCAGCCCGGCTGCCGTGCACCGCTGGCTGAAACGCGGCGAGCCGCCGGCAACGAGAGTCCTGCAAATTGAACAGGCCACCGGGGGTAAGGTTCATCGCACTGAACTGCGGCCCGATATTTACCCGCCCGGCGAGCCATAAGCACATCCCACCCCGCCAGCGCCGGGTTTTCCAGGGAAGAACAATAATGACAAGCACTTTTTCCAGGTGGAATTATGGCTCACATGACACTGGTTCCCCCTGACTTTATTCGCCAGTTTGCCCGCGCAATGACCGACGCCGGTCTTGCCACCGACCAGCTGCCACTGGCCGATGACACCATCCACCGCTTCCATGTACAGGGCGACACCAGGGGCAAGAAAAACGGCTGGTATGTGCTCTACGGTGGCAACTACCCCGCCGGGGCTTTCGGTAGCTGGAAGACCGGGGAAAAGCACCAGTGGTCACAGAAAGATGCACGACAGCTGACTGAGGAAGAGCGCCACGAGCAGGAACGTATTCTGTCCTTTATCCGTCACAAACGGCAAATCGAGCAGCAGAATGTCTGGCGCGAAGCAGCCCTGGCCTGTCAGGCGCAGTGGCAACAGGCTAACGCTGCCGATCCCGATCATCCCTACCTGCAGGCCAAACGGGTCAAGCCGCACGGTATACGACAGCAGGGTGAGACGCTGCTCATCCCCATTCACGACGAAGGCGACCGGCTGGCCAGCCTGCAATTCATCTGGCAGAACGAGCTGGGCCAGTTCGAGAAGCGTTTCAAGAGCAAGGCTCGTAAGGCAGGCGGCCTGCACCGGATCGGTGAGTTGACCGACACCCTCTACGTGGCCGAAGGCTATGCCACGGCGGCCACCATCCACGAAGAGACGGGTTATTGTGTCATCGTCGCCTTTGACCGGGGCAATCTGGAGGCGATGGCGCGACGGCTGCGCTTCAGGGGGCTGACGGAGAATCGCCGGATCATTTTCGCGGCGGATAACGACCAGGGCACGAGCAATAACCCGGGGCTGGACGCCGCTGTGGCCGCCGCCAACATGATTGACGCCCTGGTGGTCTGCCCGCAATTTCCCCACGGTGTTGAAGGTACCGACTTTAATGACCTCAAGGCCCGCTGTCCGGATCTCTTTGACGCGCAGGTCACCACACCGGTCACTCACGTGGAGCCTCATTTTCAGCTGGTAGCTGTAGGTGAGATGGTGGCCGAACCCAAACCTATCCACTGGTTGATCAGGGGTTTTCTTGAGTCCGACAGCCTGAGCCTGCTCTTTGGTCAGCCGGCCTGTGGCAAATCCTTTGTCGCCATCGATATGGCGTGCTGTATCGCGACCGGCACGCCCTGGCACGGCGCCGAGATCAAACGACCGGGGACGACCATTTACCTGGCTGGTGAAGGGCTTGCCGGTATGGCCCGACGGTTCAAGGCGTGGGAGGTGGCCAACGACATCAGCCTGAAAGATGCCCCGGTCTATGTCAGCAAGTGTTCTGCCAATCTATACGACATCAACAGTGCAAAGCAGGTGTGCAAGTCGGTTGAGTACATTATTGAGCACAGGGGAAGCGAGCCGCCGAAGCTGATCGTGATCGACACCCTGGCGCGCAATTTCGGTCCGGCTGATGAGAACAGTACCCAGGACATGAACCAGTTCATCAAGCACCTGGATCAGCTTCGGACCCAGTGGCATTGCTGTGTGTTGATTGTTCACCACACTGGCGTTGGCACCCAGGAGCGGGCGCGGGGGAACTCGGCACTGAAAGCGGCCCTCGATGCTGAGTACTCGGTGACCAAAAACGACGATGTTCTGAAGATCACGTCCAGGAAGATGAAGGATGCCGATGAGCCGGAGCCGAAAGAGTTCAACCTGAAAGTGGTTGAGCTGCCCTGGGAGGATGAGGACGGCGAGGTGCAGACCAGTTGTGCTCTGGAAGCTGCTGAGGCGCCTGTGGTGGGTAATAG